ATCGACGAATTCAACAAGTTAATTGCGAAAGTTCGTAACGCTTTAGACAAAAAGAATGCGGCGTATGACGAAACAGATCGAGGCAATAGGTATATTTTTTCAGAAAAAACAAAGTAAAAAATGGGGCGTCATAACGTCCCATTTAAAAAAAAATAAGTGTCTGTTTTTGGGTCAAGCGGTTTATAAGCGGTGCGGGTCCGCGTTTTTATACTTTAATAGCTCGAGTAAAAAGTATATTAATCATAGTTGATATTAAATGACGGTGAGGGTTCGAATCCCAGTATAATGGGCGCTTTTTTAGGAGGTTTAAATGACTAAAGTTATATTTTCATATGATAGTAGTATGGTTAGGGAATTAATTAAAACCGAAAATTCCATAAAAATTGGTGAAAATACAGTTGTTGGGGTCACATATTTGTATGTGTGGGCGGATAACAAAAAGGCTAAAGAAATAAAAAATAGATATAAGAAATTATATGTGGATAAAATAGTTGTTGGAACCGGGTATAATGATAAAGATCTTAATTCGCATTTTAGTTTAAGCGTGGTGGATAAGTCGGATATATAGAAGGAGGTTTTAAATGAATAAGGATAAATACGAGGTATTAGGACGAGTATTACAAAAAAAGTATCATGCAAAAATAAGGTTCGATAATGGCAAATTGGGAATTGATGTTTATGGACCAACAAATAATAAATTGAAACCCATTAGGCGCACAGGTTATAAGTCAGTATTCTTTAACATGTATATGGATGGAAATAAAAAGGGTTTTATGTTTTCGAATTATGAACTAATCTGTTATATGGCTAAAATATCAGTTCTTGGAAAAGCGATAAGCTTAAAAACAGTATTAGATAATAAAGAAAAGGTAAAGCAATTAATACGAAGGGAATTAAGGGTAAAATGAACGCGATAGGAAGATTAAGAGTATTTAAAGGATTAAAACAAAAAGATGTAGCTTCTAAGGCTAAAATATCATTATCATTATATGGAGGATATGAGCAAGTAGATCTAAGATCCTTGAAACGATCTAAGTTAATGTTAATTGCGAATGTTTTGGGAGTTACTACGGAAGATCTATTAAGTGGAAAATATTAAATTCGTATGAGATAATCAATAAAAAGGAAGGATGGATTTGTGTGGGTAAGGATAAAATAATTATCAGTAATAATGAGCCTGGTGGGCAAATAAATATAGTTAGCGGGAATGGTAAAATAAACGCCTCTCAGACTATAATAACTTCTAAGGATGAAACTAAAATAATTAATGAAAAAGAGGAGAATAAAAAATTATGAAAAGATTAACAAGTTTATTATTAATATTAGTAATATTATTAACGATGGTTTGTATGGCATTCGCCGAAGGGTATAAGGATAAAGGCGAATATATAACTGAGGAGAGAATAACACAGGAAGCCATCGATGAAATATCCACCTGGGGTGCAATAGAAACGGATAGAATTTACAGTAATATGGCGTATCCAATAACGGATATCAATAATTGGCTCATCCTCGTTGAGTTAGATGGATTAAATTATGGTATTTCAGCTAAGTATAAAAAGTTACCTGAAAAAAATATCAGTGGTACTTTTGAACAAATAGAAGGATCACAGGAAATAGTATTAAATTGTTATGGCAAGGATTATTTAACATTTACCTTCGATATTAATAAAGAAATAATCCAGGAAGCCACAGAAGAAGTAAAAACGTTATTTTATATAGGATATGAATATAAAAATTGTAAGGTATTATTCAATAAGAAATTAGAGTTAACAGATAAAAAAGCGATTGATAAGAAAAAACCGTTTATCCCGAATAAAGCTAAAATTTGGTCCGGTAAGCTTTGGTGGAAAGTATATTTATATGGGGTTGGTGACTGGGAATGTACTACAACACCTACTGAGACAACAACACCTACTGAGACAACAACACCTACTGAGACAATTACAACAACACCTACCGAGACGGTTACAACTACGACACCTACTGAGACAATTACAACAACACCTACCGAGACGGTTACAACTACGACACCTACCGAGACGGTTACAACAACCAATGAAATTAATACGGTTGAAAACGATTCTAAGCTTCCTAAAACGGGAGAGAATAGCCCAATGATTTATATAGCTTTTGGATTAGTCATATTGGTACTTGGCTTAATAGCATATTTTAAATTCAGAATAAATTAAATTTAGAATAAATTAATAACAAAAAGGATCCGTTTAAACGGGTCCTTTTTTATGTTATAATAAAAATAAAAGGGGAGGCGCACAACTATGGAGCTTAGAAGGGTAAAAATTGACGAGTTAATACCTGCCGATTATAATCCAAGAATCGAAGTAAAAAAAGGGACAAAATTATATGAACAAATAAAAGACTCGTTAGATACTTTTGGTTATGCGGAGCCAGTGGTGGCTAATAAGGATATGACTATTATTAGCGGGCATCAAAGATGGAGCGTTTTAAAGCAAGAAGGATGCGAAGATTTAGAAGTCATAGTAATAGATATCGATAAAACTAAAGAAAAGGCTCTTAATATCGCTCTTAATAAAATAACGGGTAGTTGGGACGAAGATAAATTAAAAGGCTTATTTTTGGATCTTAAGGAGCTCGAATTTGATTTAAAATTAACAGGTTTTAGGGATTCTGAATTAAAAAAGTATTTTGATATTAAGTTAGAAGAGAATCCAGGTGTGGCCAAAGAGAAAAATAATAAAATTGAATCCGGACAGTTATATATTATTAACGGCAGACATAAATTATTATGCGGGGATTGTACAAATAAAGAGCACACCACTTTTTTGTTTGGAGACAAAAAAGTCGATGCGTTAATTACCGATCCACCCTATGGCGTAGATTATGGGGGAAAAGTTAAACATCAAAAGCAAATGAATAAAGCATCCAGGGATGACGGGGAAATAACCGGGGACGATCAAAAGGATTACACCAAATTTTTTATTGATTTTTTAAATAAGATCCCATTTAATGATTATAATGTGAGCTATATATTTATGTTGGGTCCCCATTTATTTGATCTTGATAAAGCTTTTAGGGCTTCCGGAGGATCGTGGGGTGATTATTTATTATGGCTAAAAAATGGGTCCATACTAGGGTATAAAGACTATAATCCGAAGCATGAATTTATTTATTACGGATGGAGAGGAAAACATAAATTTTATGGCCCCTCAAATGCGTGTAGCGTTTTGGAATTCGCGAATAATGGAAATAATAAAAATCATTCGCATCAAAAACCCTTAGATCTCATCGGCCGATTAGTATCCGACGCCACAGCGCTCGGCGGTTTGGTTTACGATCCTTTTGGCGGGAGCGGCACCACGCTTATCGCGTCCGAAAAATCGGGACGTATATGTTACATGATGGAAATAGATCCTAATAGGGTTAATGATATTCTAAATAGAATTATAACCGAGGGGTTATCATATGAATTATGTTAAATATGAGGATATTAGGGATAAATGGGCGCAAATAAGAGAATGGAAATATATCGGATTATATGATAGCGAGATAGCGCAACGGCTTGGTGTCAGTCCTAGAACGATTCAAAGATGGAAAATGCAACACCCGGACTTTCACGATCTTATGAGCGGAGCGGAGAGATATATTTGTAAATTATTAAAGGAAAGTATATTAAAAGCCGCTTTGGGATATGAATTTACTGAGGAGAGCGTGGAAGCAGTTATAAAAGAGGGGTATAGTAAACCGGTTTCTAAAAAACAAAAAATAACACGTAAATGGGTCCGTCCCGATATGACGGCGGCAATATTTTTATTATGTAATCTGGATTCAAGCTTTAAGCGTACTGACTCGGATATTTCGGCTAATAACGACCCGGTCATTATTATGGATGATTTGGGTGAGGCTTAAATGAAACTTAGCGAGATTATACCACCGGTATTTCATGAAAGTTGGAGGGGACATTCTAAATATACACATAATGTTGAAAAGGGCGGAAGGAATAGCGCAAAATCAAGCACGCACGCCCTTCGTATGGTTTACAACCGCATGAAAACAAAGACAAGCGGGGTGTGTATAAGGCGATACGCCAATACTTTGGCAGATTCGACGTATCAAGATATATTGTGGGCCATAAAACGATTTGGCGTTGAGGATAAATGGACCTGGAAGGCATCGCCATTATCCTTTAGATACGTCCCTACCGGAAACGTAATACTATTTAGGGGAGCCGATCAAGCGGATAGGATCAAAGGAATAAAAGCCGAATTCCCTCTAAAAGATTGTATGTTTGACGAATTAGCAGAATTTAGGAATGAAGAAGATTTGGAAACAATAATAAATTCCATCTTAAGAGCGGATCTAGGATTTAATTATAGTTTTTATTATTCCTACAATCCGCCAAAACGGCGTAAACATTGGTGCAATTTAAGATATAATAATAGAAAGCCTCCATTGGATACTCAAATACATCACACTACTATATACGATAATCCATACGCAAGCCCACAGGCTATTCGAGCCGCAGAAAATAAAAAGCTTGAAAATATGCTTGTATGGCGTTGGATGTATATGGGTGAGGCTATTGGCGGAGGAATAGTGCCATTTGATAATCTTATTTTCCGTCATATACTAGATACCGAATACGAAATATTTGATAATATTTTGGCGGGGCTTGACTGGGGATATGCCGCCGATCCTTTAGCTTATATTAGATCCCATTATGATAGTACAAGACGATTGTTATATATGTTAAATGAATTTGGAGGGCTTAAGATCTCTAATGATAGATTAGTACAACATATTTTAAATAAAAATTTTATGGAGCGATGTAAAGCGGATAGTGCAAGCCCTAAGGACGTCGCGGATTGCAAAGAGCGAGGCATGAACATTGTTAAAGCTCGTAAGGGTCCGGGGTCGGTTGAGTCTGGAGAGAGATGGTTAAATAGTTTAAATGGAATTATTATAGACGATTCAAGGACGCCAATGTGCGCTAAACAATTCGAAACAATCGAGTACGCGACCGACGCACAGGGGGAAATAATATCCAGGTTAGAAGATAAGGGAAATGATTTTATCGACGCGACCCGTTACGCGTGCGAAGATCTTATTATCTCTGGAAGAAAACAAATATATTAAAAGGAGGTGGGTTATGTTTAAGTTTTTAAAAAATTTATTGCGAAAATCGTCTTATGCGCAACCAATCGAGCGTGGAAGCACTAAGTGGTCCATACAAGATGACTATTCCTATATTACCGAGGCGTATGAGAAATTGGTGTGGTGTTATGCTTGTATTGGCGCAATAGCCGGGGCCGTATCATCT